GCGTGTACGAGAGGCCAGTGCCAATCGTGAAGGTCTTGTTGCCGTTGCCGATCGTGTTGCTCGTCGTCGAGCTCGTCAGGTAGCGATCGCCCGGGATGAGGGTAGCCCAAGAGGCGTCATAGGACGTACCAGAGTTTTTGGTCAGGACTTGGCCGACTGTGCCCGAAGCGGGCAGGCCACGCGCAAGGGGAGCGAATCCAGCCGTGACCCAAGACTCCGTAGCGTAGCCCGAGAGAAGTGCAGCGGTGAAAGCGGTCGTCTGGATGCTGCCGTTCGGGAACGTGATGCCGACGGAGGGCTGGATCGTGAACTGTCCATAGCCCGTATGGTTGAGCGACAGGGCGGTCGACGTGAGTTGGGCGACATTAGCACCAGCACCCTGCACGGTGACGCCGGCGAAGGTAGGGGAGTTGAGGGTGCCGAGTTGAAGGTTATCCCGCGCCAAGGCAAGGTCGGTAAGGCCAGTCAGGTTGCCGGCCTTGGTCAGGTAGGACGACATACCCGACAGGGGCTGGTAGGTCGACGCAGCCGACGAGATGGTCAGGTACGGGGTCAGCGCGGACGCCGTGATGAAGCCGTCGGGGTTGGTCGTCGAGTACTTGCCGTCCAGAGCCGCCTGGAGGTCGAGCTGGGCCGAGAGGGTGCCAGTAATGCCACCCCAGACAGCGTATTCGTCCTGCGGGGTAATCCACTCGGTGTTGTAATTGACCCCGTCTACCTTCGCCAGCACCTGACCAGTAGTTCCGCCCACGGGGACGCCCTGCCCGGGGACACCCTGAATGCCCTGCGGACCTTGGGGTCCAGTCGGGCCGGCGGGGCCGGCGAACAGGACTTCAAATGCGGCTTGGTCGTTGATGCTGATCGTAAAGGCCATCAGGAGTTGGAAACTTTGTTAGGGGTGACGTTCGGCAGGATTTCAATGCGGACGGTGGCCGAATAGAAGACCTCGGTCGTGTTCTGGAAGAACTGGATATCCCAGTAGGCCGTGCCTGGGTGCCATTCTTGGGTCTGGTTGGACGACACGGTGAAGGTGGTTGGGCTGGTGATCGCCACGTCGAAGTAGTGGAGTTGGTTCCGGGCGTCGCGCAGCGCGGTGACGATGGTCACCCCGGTGAGGGAGGCAGGCCACCCGTCCTCGGGGGTATAGGTACCGGCACCGTTGAAGGTGACCCCCCGTTTGAACTGATGCTGGGTACAGGACATGGTTCGCCGTTTGGGTTTAGCCGTATGTCAACAGCCCCTAGGGGGGGTCATTCAATCAGGTCGAACAGCCCGATATTGACGATGGTGTAGGTCGTAGGGGTCGGGGATAGGGCCTGGTAGTCCGGCGGGACGAAGGCGTCGGCCGTAATCGTGTAGACTTCGGTCGAGTCATTGGTCACGTCCTCCCCGATGAGTACAGGTTCATACCTGTTGTCGAAGTTTTTAGCCGCCAGATAGAAGTCGGTGTCATCAATCCGCATGGTCAGGTCGGCGATGAAGAAGGCTTCAGTAAACCCGCGCTTGAGCAGGCCGTTGCCTTCGATGGTCTTGAAGGCCATGATAGTGTCTGGATAGACCTCGTTGTTCCCATACCTTGAGGGGGGCGTATTCTGGATTACGGCCCCGCGCAGGCTGGCCCAAGTATTGATGCCTACGCCGTTGTCTCCGATGACGAAGGCCATCAGATTCTGGCGTAGTAGTATTGAGCCACCTGCGTTCCGAGCTTGATGCGGTCGCCCCACAGCGAGCCGGTGACGTACTGCTCGACGGTGTAAGCACCGCCGCCGACCTCGGTGATTTTGGCGAGCGTGACGAATCCGAACAAGTCGGAGTCGGAACCCGCCGGGTCGGAACCCTGCGTGATGATGCGCGGGTACGGATCGTCGGCCGTGCCGTTCGGGGTGAGGGCAGGGAAATCGCCCGTCGCCGCATCGGCACCGACACGGAGGGCCACCCAGCACTCGCCGGCGGTGAAGTTCGGGATGAGCTGATACCCAGGCGTAAGGTCGTCCAGATACTCCCAAGCCTCGGTGACCGTGTTGAAGACCTGCGGCATGAGGTTGTTGACCGTGCCGGGGCAAATCTCGTAGGTGCGGAACTCGGCCAAGTCCTTGACGTCGTGGACACGGAACGGAGAGCAAGCGTCGCCGTCGTCCTGATTCGCGCAGGAGGCCGGGATGAGGTAACTGTAGTTCAAGGAAGTCCAGTCCGCAGGCCCGATGAACTCTTGGAACCACTCGTCGGTCACGGGGGTGATCTCCTCGAAAGCCGTCAGGTCGTTGGAATTGACGATGTCCGACCAAGCGGGGTCGGCGTCCTTGTTCAGATTATAGGGGTCGTTGACCTCGTTCAGGTCGTCCTGATTGCAAAGGGTCGTGCCGTTGAACAGGCAGGGAATCTGGAGGTCGATAGGGCCAAGGATGTGCTGGTCGATGGTCATTACGATGCCGCCAGAGGTAGGGTCTACCACGGCGGTAACGATACCGATGAGTTTTACCGCATAGCCCCACTTGACCGGGTTGAACCAAGTCGTGTGGCAGTTGCCCCAATCTCCAGACAGGCCGGTCGACGTGGCGTCGTAGCCGGTCATCTTATGGATGTTCGTCTTGTTGACGTACTCCGACGGGCCGGTCTCGGAGAAGATTGCCGACTCGATTGGGTCTCCAGACTTGAAGATGGAGATGAAGGGCACTTCGGCGTTCAGCAGCGCGGACTCCGTGTCGTCGTTGGACTGGTTGATATCGAACTTGCTGATCGTGACGTAGTACGTCCCCTCACTTGCGATATTGTAATACCCGTTGGCTTCCATCCAGATGGTCGACGTGTCTTCCCCCTGCGTGGCCGTGACGCCAGCTCCAAGGACTGCCGAGCGGAAGAGCCAAGCCTGACGCTGGTCGCTGTGACCGCCCAGGCGTACCCGGGGCATATTGCTCTGGGTGAAGTTGACCGTCCCCTTGGCGAGCTTAAGTTTCTGAGCAAAGACGCCCGGGCTGACCTCGATGCTGACGACCTCCAACTGGTACTGCTGATAGAACGTAAACGCTCCGCTTCCTGACTGTTGATAAACTTGGGGCATCAACGAATAAGAAGCCCCGCCATTATTGGCCACGAACACGACGTCGTTAGACGGCATGGTTCTGGCCATGTCTACTCCGTTTCCAATCTTGTTCAGCGCGGTAGCCGAGATGGGCTGACCGGCAGCAAAAGAGCCGCTGAGAGAACTATTATTGAATCCAGAGATAGACCTCATGCTACGATAGGAGGATAGACGTCGGGATCCCAGCCAGCAAGGCCGGAAAGAAGGAAGTCCATGTTGACTTTCCATACGTTACCAAATTGCTCGACTGAGCAGTTGGTAATAAGGAAGTCTCTGCTGATCTTGCTTTCGTAAAGAGGGGTATACTGGAAGTTACCGCTGTAGCCTCCGCTCTCCTTTGCCAATTTGCGGTAATTCTCTGGCATACCCATGCTGGTTCCGTCCGTAGTCCATCCTACATATGAAGCCAAGTCGAGTGCGGCAACTTGGTTGGAATGATACCAAAGACCGCGCAACGTAATCTGCGGCTTGTAATAGTTCTTGATGCCGGCCTTGATATTGATGTTTCCGGCAAGGTACTCGGCTTGGCTTTGGTTAGGAAGGAAGCCGACGAACTGCTGGCCTTGTACGGCACCGCCGCTGGCCACCTTGGGCGTCCAAAGTGCGCGGTTAGGATTACCTCCCAAGCCCGTGGCTGGGTTAATTGGGGCAATAGAGTCATCCCATCCCGAAGCCTTGGGGAATCCGGCAAGCACATTGCCACCTGCAAAACTGATGCAGTTCTTGACTAGAAAATTAGGGTGATGCTCGATAGGCTCTGAAGAAGAAGCCCCGGTCATAACCATCTGCATCTCGGTGTACTGGCCACCGTTGATGTTCGGATCAATTCCTGCCAAGTCTGCCGTTACCGTAACGACATTGGTCTTGTCAGTAGTCATGGAAGCCTTCCAGACGCTCATGTTTGCGTATCTGGTTGCGACTCCCGTGATAAGCGTTGAGAGCAGCGTCCCCTTGGCAAACTTAGTAGGGAAATTTCCCATGTACTGGTAGTCCCACTTGAACTTGACCTGAGCCTGCATGAGGCCGAAGCCATCGATCTCAACCTGCCACCCAGGCTGCGGGACTGGGTCTTGAAGGTTGTTACCGTAGGGGATGACGCTTGTGGAGATCATTTGATTAATTCGGGTTGAACAACAGGCGCGGAAGATTCCGATTTAGGACGGGTGTTTTCTGCGGTCTCCTTGGTGTTCTTTTCAATCATGGTAAGGGGTGAGAACCCGACAGCTCCAAAGATGTCGCCTCCGCCCATCTGCTGCATTTGCGACGCCGCGCCTGCGTCGGTAAGTCCGAATGGGGAAAGTTTCTTACCCTTTCCTCCGGCACCAAACTCATATGCGTCCATGAAAGACTTTTTGTCCTTGTCGCTCATCGTGGCCGTGATGACTTCAAGTTGCATCTTCCGAGCTTCTTTTGAAAGACTGGGAGAGAGTGTTTTTTCTGCCAGATAACCAGCCGCAGAAGGGGAAATGACTGCCATGGAACGAATGAGAAGCATCTGCTTCAGATCGGTCAGAGTCTGGATGTAGAATGCTAAAGCTCCGATGACTTCAAGCATCACAACCTTGAAGTTGTGCCAGAAGTTATCCCACTCGTCGCTCAAACGAGCCAAAGCGTAGGTGGCAGTCTCGGTGTTACGCAAAGTACGGACACCATACTGATCGATTGCGTCTGAACCGCGCTTGATGATGGGGAGCAACTGCTCGAAAGACGAACCAAACAACTTGTTGCCGTAATAAGCCAGAGTGGCTGCGTCTGTGCCGGCATCATGCGCTGCGGCGAGAGCCTTCATTGCGGCTACCGCATCGAACGTACCGTCGACAACTTGGTCCATTCCTACTCCAAGTTTGACAAGGATGTTATTGACTTCTGAACCCTTGATTCGGGCTTCACCCATACGCCTGGTGAACTCGTTGATAGAACGGGCAAGGGTATCAAGGCTGACGCCAGAAGCCTGAGCGATGCCTTCCATCTTTTCAAGCTCTCCTACGGAAACCCCAGTAGCGATTGAAAGGTTTCGGAGCTTGGTTGCGTAAGCGATAAGCTCCTTGACGTAGTCGATCATCTTATCGATGGCAAAACGAAATGCGTCTATGAATGAACCGATTAATGCTCCCACGGGTCCAGCAATCATGCCTCCGATTCCGGCTGCGGATTGGAACTTATTAGCGGATTCTTGGAAAGGATTCTCCGTCTTTCCTTTCATCTTTCCAATGGATTTACCGGCTTCGGCAAGACCCTTTTCCAGTTCCTTCTGGTCTAGTCCAATTGTTACTGATAGGTCGGCCATTGTTCGTTAGGGTAGGTTGTTCGCCTTTTTGTAGGCTTCAATACGTTCGTCGAAATTCTCTAAATCTTTCTCTTCCTCGGTCGAAAGGATGGTGATCTTGGCTCCGTTGTAGATTGCGCTGGCGACGGACATCCAGACGGCCTCGCCCTCCGGCATGGTCCAAGCCTCTTCCAGGCTGACTCCGTTGCGGCAGAGGTTGCCAACGCAGGAAAGCACAAATGGAACATCCTCGTACTTCTTGTTTTCCTTTTTCTTATCTTCCTTCTGCCAGAACTTGGGGTAGGACAGGGAGACCTTGATGCAGCCAAGGATGGTTCCGACGCAGCGCGAGTAGTACTTCTTGTTAATCGCCATGTAGGCGACGAAGCACTTCTCGACACATGACAGCGGACGGGCCATCTCCTGCTTGTCGTAGGTCGACAGGATACGCGCCGCCATCACGACTTGGATGGGATCGAACTGCTTATTGCCTGGGTCTAGGAACGGAGAGCTGATGGCCTCAAGGGCCACCCGGTGCCGGAGACAGAAAGGACGAAGCGTCCTGCCGCACACCTTATCTTGGCGGGGCAGGACGGTCGTGGCCTGTAGGTAGCGAGCATCCATTTGGGATGCCGTCCCCTTAGACGATTTCCTGATACTTGATTCCTTTAACAGAAACCTTACGGAAGTCTTTGTTCGTACCTTTGTCTTCGATGGACTTAGTAATGTAAGTCACGCCACCATAGGTGAACTGAAGTCCGTTAGACGGGACAGCATCAGAAGCAAGAAGAACACCTTCAATGGTAATTTCCATGCGAGCGTCGTCCAGGCGGTCGGTGATCACACGGCCCTGTTCATCAGGAACTTCGACATCAAGCGCGAAGGTGTCGGTAATCGAGTCGGACTGAACCGTCATGTAAGTACGGGTATCACGAAGCCCATAAAAGTGGGCTACGCCGTAATCAATCGCAGTAATGGCCATAGTCGTATGGGTTTAGCCAAGTGTCAAGGGTCGGGGGGCATGACGCCCCAGAAGGTGTACTCGATGGCGTTGCCGTACCGGCGTTGGCTCATTCCTTCCTCGTCGTTCTCGATCCAAAGGTCGTAGAGCTGGCCGTCGGAGGTGGGGTTCCACAGGGCGGCTAGGCCGGCGACGTCGCGCATGGCTCCGATGACCTCGACGACCCGGGCGCGGTGCGTCTCAAGGGTCTCGTCGTCGGCCGACGAGTAGACGAAGATTTTGACCACGGCCTTGTAGTTGCCGAGGGTCTGGGAGCCAAGGTCGTCGATATTGCTGCTGGACTCGGCATGGATGATGATGATCGGAATGACCCGAATCTCGTCGGTAACGCCCTTGTGGACGGCGACGCCTGGGAACATCGGGGCAAGGTACTCGGCCACCCTGTTCTCGATGGTGGTTCGGAAACTGAAGAAGGTAGGTGTGGGCATTATGGTGTATTGGTAAGGGTGAATCCGCCTTGGAGCCGGCGGACGACGTCGATAAGTTTGCCGTGGTTGCGCGGTGCCTGGAGGTGCTTTAGGACGGCCACACGCATGGCAAAGGCACGGTGGTTCATGGCCATCCGCATGAAGTGGTAGCCTTGGGAGTAGTTACGGCCGACGGTGGAGCCGAGCTTGATCACGGGGTCTGGACCCCCTAGGCGGGGAGCGTAGACCGACGTAGACGCACCTTGGTTCATAATCCAGGCGGAGGTCGGCATACGGCCGAGTTTCAGGCCGGCGTAGTACCAGCCTGACTTGAGTTTGCCGACACGGTTCTGGACACGCTTGATGTAGTTCTCTACGGGCTTCCAGTTATCGACATACACCTGCTCTGACCTTGCAGTCTTGTTGACCTTGTAAGACGGCTTACCGCGCCGCTGTTCGTGGATGGTCTTGATGGAAGCCTCGGTCGTACCCATGAGGAACCGGGTCTTCGGCGTCCCTTTCTTGGATTCGATACGCTTGAAGTATTCCCATTCGCCTTGTCCTAGGATGCGACCTTGCTCGACCATCTTGAAGACGTAGTCAGGGTAATGGGGAGGGGGGAGTTTAGCCTTGGCACCGATCCATGCTGAAAGGATGCCTACGTTGCCTGAAGCAGCCACGCCGGCGGCGGGAGCCTGGGCGAGCGGGGAGAAAATCTTGCGGACGTCACGGCTGACGGCGTCCCGTCCCTTATTGCGAGCTTTGTTGCCGAAACCACCGTCACCGCCCTTGCGGATTGACGGCTGGGAGCCGGAGAACGGCGGCGTGAAGTCGCACATATCCTGCGCGAATAGGCGGGACTGCTGCTTCACGATTTCCTCGGAAGACTTACGCATGACCATCTGGTAGATGGCCAGATGCTGGGCGAACTGGGTGTAGTCCACCTTCACGCCCTTGGCGACCTCTACGACGAGGGCCATTACTGTACCTTGGTCTGAACCTTGACGATCACCCAGGCCGACGGGGTGCGGTCCGTCACGGTCATAATGCGGAACTCCTGTCCGCCATAGGCC